CCGGAAAACAACGTCAGCAGGCTCGCCACTCAATTCGGGCTAATTGAGTGTTGAAGAATAAGCCTCGGTTGTCGGGTGGACTCTATCTACACCCGGGCAACTCCGGCAGGCGGGGGCAATAACCTGGTCATGCAATGTTGCCTACCCTCTCTCACCACAGGCATTTCCTCCTGTGGTCCTGGGACACTAATTCATACAGCATCGGGTGAAACCTGAAATACCCCGCGCTATCCCCGCCATGTGGCTGGGAGGGAATCTCTAAACCCCTCCCAGTCACACAAGCAGTCAAAATCCCAAACCATGTCAACGAACTTATTCAATTCTGAGTCACTTGCCCAAAATCCCGTTGACAATAAGATCTCACTCTCATTGGCCTGTTTGCCGTTCATGCCACGAATGTGGTCTAACAATTCTCCCTTCAAATCAAATTCTTCATTTGTCCGCATTCTGAGATCGTGTGTCATCTCAAAATCTAACTCTTCTGCGTAGTTTAGGAATTTGGTTGAAATCGTTGGAATTAACCCGGCAAACTCATAAGCTCGTGATAGTGCCGCTGCGCCTGCAAGCTTTCTGATCGTTTTCTTATCATTTCCCTTGAACGCTTCGATCATTTGTGGTGAACAGCTCGTTCCTGCCCGAGTAAAGCAGCGGTCAATCTCTGGTGTGATGTACCAAAGATCCCTTTCTTCATCGAACTTCGGGCCACGATCGTCCAAGGCAGCATAATACCCTACAAACAATGCGCGATCTTTGCGCAATTCAATCTTCATGTTGAAGCCAATTCGCTCCCAAAATTGTAGGATACTAGTGTGCAATTCCTTACCTGGATCAATCTTAGGTGATGTGACAAGAAATGAGTCATCTCCTTCAAATGCGCTGTTGATCCAACGCTTTGTTCCTGTCACATCCACCCCAATCCGATGTTCCGGGTCAAGGAAATGCTGTGGTTCTTCGAAAATGGAGCAATGCCAGCATGTGAAATTCACCCACCAATTCAAACAAGATGTGCCGCGGTGCCCACTGCGGCGAATCGCGTCAATGACAATTTGTTGAAACTCTTTGTTCTTTGAATATGTCAGACGCAATTTCTCCTGGGCACACAAATCTGCGTGCGCATCGTTCCATGAAGTGGGCGCTTGATAAATAAAAGCATTGACATAACCAGCGATGTGATTTATCACTGGGTTCTCAACTAAATCTCGAATGCTTGCACTGCAAGTAGTGTCCCACGCACTACCATCACCTTCAAACACTGTTACCAAATGTTTTGCTTGTTTCTTGGGCACACGACACGCTTTCATCACTCGCTTGATGGCATCACGTTTAGCCATCCCCTTGATACCCTTTTCTGGGAAATGTGTCTTAATCAAGGATTCCATGCAATAGATTGTCATTAAGGCCATCACCTGCCCCGTATCTTCATCTGCTATCAATAATCTTGGGGCTTTAGCTGTTGGATTACCTTCTTTATCGACACTCTCAGGCATTGATTCTAACTTGACTGCTGCCTTCAACTTAAATTTGGGGTCAATGTCCCTGCACAGTTTCTCAACTGCATCAGTAAGTCGACTTTCTGTCCATTTCTTCGACTTGATTTCCTCGTAGACGAGCTGATACAACTTGTCTTGTACTTTCTTGGCAGAGAATGGTGCATGGCGTCTACCATGTATAGCAGCAAACACAAATTTCTTGATCTTTGCTTCATCTTCCTTTGTGCCGGCATATGGGCGCTGTTTCTTGTTGATGCGTTCTTCAATCGCTTTGATCGCATTAGCCAGTTCTTGGGCATAAACATTGGGCTCAACTGATATTGGTTGTGAGATCACACCCACTATCTGTTTCCTGTTGGAGTCAATTGTAGACTGTCCAACAACGCCAACACCACATTCACTTTTAATGATGCGACCTGTAACTGTTGCTCGAATCTCTGCATCATCAGCGTCAACACTACCACCTGGGTGGGTGTTGACATATTCAGCACCGGCGGCTTGATATCCAAGGTCATTGAGTGCTATTAACTCTTGCGGCCGAGAGTCATCTTCATTGACTGCTTCTGTCGGTTCTGGCGCGCCACCCGCAGGTGGTACCGGGTTGGTCACTTCTTGATCTCCTGTAGGGTCGAGATTAGCTTTGTAAATCCGTGGGCGGAATCGCGAGTGAAATCGTGACAAGAATGTCCACATTCCGTGGCAACACTTGTCTCCAAACTTCCCTTGCTGGCATTTGTAG